AAGCTGGTCGACATGAACCGGATCGTTGCAGCAGACGCACCGCGCGTGTTCCGTAACATCAAAGTGTCGGACATTGCTGCTGCGATCGCGAAACGGAACGGGTTCGCGGGCTCGACGGTCTTCGTCGAAGATACCGAGCAAGTGCATGAACAGGTCGTCATGACCGTAGGGGAGAGTGAGGCGCAGTTTCTACACCGTCTAGCTCGAATGGAGAAGAACTTCACGTTCTCGATCTCGGATAAGGGCTTTCACTTCGGGTCGGAACGCATCGACCCGCCGACAGAGACGATCGGGTTCTTCTATGGCCCGGACGTACTGACCTACGAAGTCGAGGGTGATTGGACCTTGCCGAATCCCGACACAGTCGTGGTGTCTCGTCCGACAGTGGGCGGTGCAGTCGATAAGACTACAGGAAGGACCGCAGCCGGCCTTGTAGGACGCTTCGGCCGTCCCACGGCCGAGCGCGTACGATCCTTGTCCAGCTTCGACGAAGTCCTCGGACCGCCCTCGCGTACGGCGGACAAGATGGCGGTTCGTCGCCTCGAGAAAGCTGCGTTCAATTCGTGGAAGCTGAAGTTGACGGTAGTCGGTAACCCGCGAATCTTCGTGCGAACGACGCTGAACCTGGACAACTTCGGGCCGCTGCTCGACGGTCTGTGGCTGGTACGGAAGGTGAAGCACCGGATCGAATCAGGGTACCAGACGACTGTCGAGATGGGACGAAAGGGACTCTCGAAGAGTACCGGTACGCCCGTCGTAGGTGGCTACACCGCCGGTGGGCGTACGCCGGGAGGCGGTGTGCCCGTCGACGGCGGCGTAGTGTTCCGGATCGACCCGCGCCGTGCAGGGAGGCCTTAGATGGCAGCATCGCCTGATTCGGCCCGCGTCGACGCGCACTATGGGTTCTACCGCGGGAGCGTGACGAACGTGGCCGATCCACAGAAGCGTGGACGGATCAAGGCCCGAATCGCGGGCCTGATAGTACCGGAAACAGCTTGGGCCGACCCTGTCGGTTTCTTGGGGTCCGGTCGACGGGCGCCGGACCTGGGAGCGGGGGCTTTTTGGGTGCCGGACCCTGGATCTACCGTGGTCATCGGGTTCTTTCAAGGAGACCTGGACGCTCCGTTCTACCTCTGCGGTCCGTGGCCGAAGGCCAGCACGCATCCGCACGAGAATCTGGACATCGCTTCCGAGGACACGGATCAGGTATTCGTGTTGGCCAGCAAGAACTGGCAGATCATCGTCGACGATCGTGACGGGAAGGAGTCCCTGACGTTGCAGAGTCGTACGCACGACGACGGCATTCAGATCAAGGAGCTCACGAACGGGGACGTTATCGTGAACCTACGTGCCTCGACGGTGTTGAGTTTGCAGTCCCACGGCGCCGTGCAGATCAGCGGGACCTCTGTGAATCTGTACGGGGGGACAGTGACCGTGAACGGGAAGCGGATCGGCTGATGGCGATTCCCGAGTTCACGATGCCGAGCATCGACACGTTGTGTCCGGACACACCGCCGGCGGTGCCTCCGCTCTCGGTTACGTTTCCGGGCGGGGCTACGCTGCAGTCTTTTCCGCGACTCGAGGACATCACGGAGCCTCTGAAGGTCGCGAAGAGCCTCGTCGATCAGGCTGCACCGCTCCTGTCCAGCCTCGCACCGTTCTTCAAGCTGCTGGACCTCGTGGTGGCGCTCGTCAAGCTCGGACAGAGCATCCCGGACGCGATCACGTCGCTGTCCCCTCAACCGATCATCGAGGCTCTGCAAGAGTTGCTACCGAAGGCTGTGGCTGTCGCTTCGCTCATTCCTCAGTTATCTGTCCCACTGACGATCGTAGGATTGATCGACACGGTCATCACGTTCTTGCAGGGGCTCGTGACGGAACTCCAACGGCTGAGCAACGTCATGGTCCAGGCCGACGCGGCTATTCAGAAGGGGATGGACATCGGCAGTCCGACACTGCAGTCCATTGGAACCTGTCTGCGTGCAGACGCGTTGACACAGACGGCGAATCTCTCGGCGGGCCTGGGACCTCTAGGCAAGATTCTGGAGATCATCAATCTCGTGGGCAGCCTGGCCGGCTTGCCGGGGCTCCCCTCGATCGGGGACTTCACGGATCCCACCACGGGTGTCCAGGTGCTATCTGACTTCGTCCAAGTGATCACGGATATCCGCAACAACATTCCAGTCTGAGCTGGGGTAGGCTAGACTCAAGCACAAGGGTAGAAGATGGCGAACATACTCGCGACGGGACGCCAGAGTTTTCTCGGCTTCGGCTTGGTGCAGCCGTTCCGTCGTATTGGAGGGGCGGACTTCCAGGTTGCCGGGGGCGTGGAACTCGTCGCGGGCTGTGTTCGACAGATTATCGGCACAGAACCCGGAGAGGTTCGGTGGCGTCCGTCCTTCGGCTTCGAAGCGGAGAAGTATCGGCACAAGAACATGAATCCGGGGCTGGAGGAACTCGCGCAGGTGAAGACGCTGGATGCGATCGGGACTTGGGAACCGCGTGTCAGCGCCGCGACTGCCGAGGTCGAACGACTGCAAGACCAGCAGAAACTACGGATCAGGATTCAGTGGCACGTCCGTTCACGCAATCACCCGGGCAACAACGTCCTGCTCGATCCGGTAACGCAAGAGGTCCTGGCCTGACATGACCATTCTTCCACGACCGAACTTCGACTACACGGACCGGGACTTCGAGTCGATCCGATTTCGCTTGCAGGGGCTGGTGCGGTCCGTGTTCCCGGAGTGGACGGACTTCAATCAGGCGAACTTCGGAAACATTCTCCTCGAACTGTTCGCCTACGTGGGGGACGGGCTGCATCACTACATCGATGGGGCTGGCCGCAATGCGTTCTGGCCCACGGTCGAGCAGCGCATCGCGGCCATCCGTCTCGGGCGGCAGATCTCGTTCAAGCTGACCGGCGCTGCGGCGGCGAAGACCGATGTCACGTTCTCGCTGCCGTCGGTCGCGGCTGTTCCAGTACCGATTCCTGTGGGTACCCGTCTCCGGACGAAGGACCCAGCGAATCCGATTCCGTTCCGTACGACGGCGGCCGCAACGCTTCCGATCGGTAGCTCCTCTGTCAGTGTCGCAGTCGAACAAGCGGAGACGGCCCAGGTCCTGTTCGATTCGTCCGGTGCGCTCAATCAGGAGTTCGTCCTACCGCAAACACCGTATCTGGACGACAGCTTGGTCGTCACGGCGACGGATGGAGCGTACACCGAGGTCGACAGCTTCCTGGGCGCGGGGCCGGGGTCGCGGGTGTTCGTCGTGCTGGTAGATCAGTTCGATCAGGCCCGGGTCCGCTTCGGCAACGGTACGACCGGTGCGATCCCTCAGGGAACGATCGTCGCGGACTACAAGACGGGGGGCGGATCGCAAGGCAACGTAGATCAGAATCAGATCGAGATTCTAGACACGACGCTGACGGACTCCGGCGGATCCGTCGTCCCGGTGTCCGTGACTAACCCCGTCGCGGCTTCGGGGGGACTACCGCGAATGACCGTGAAACAGGCACGGGTCGCAGGCCCGGCGAGTCGTCGTACGCTCACGCGCTGTGTAACGAAGGACGACTTCGAGAACGTCGCGCAGGCTGTGCCAGGCGTCGCGCGGGCCCTCATGGCGACGTCGAACGAGAGCAGCGCCGTGCAGGAGAATACCGGAATCCTGTACATCATCGCTCGAGGTGCGTCGTTGACGTCTGGGCGCATCCAGGCGGGCACACCGTCCTCGGGACTTCTCGACGACGTCCTCACCGCCGTTACCGTGACGACTCCACAGACACTGACGTTCACGGTCACGCCGCTCGCGGCAACGTACAAGACTGTAAACGTTGCGACACGCGTGCACCTGGCACGGGGTGCGACCGGCGCTGTCGTCGGGCCGAAGATCGCAGCGAATCTGCGAGACTTCTTCGCGGTACTGGACGAGGACGGACTCCCCAACGTGTCCGTGGATTTCGGGGCGAACCTGAAGGATGCACAGGGCTTGGTCGTCGCGGAGCTCGCCTGGTCGGATGTGTTCAACGTGATCCGTGATACGGAGGGCGTGCGAAAGGTCGACGAGGGTCCAACGGGCCTGCTTCTGAACAGCCTTCAGCAGTCCGTCAGCATCGGGGCGCTGAATTTCCCGGTGCTCGGGACAATCACGATCACGGACGGAGCCACGGGACTCCCGGTTCCGACGGTATAGGCGATGGCCGACCCGATCACGAACCCGTCGTTCGAGACCGCCGATGCAACGGAGCGCCTGCCGGCGGGCTGGATCGCCACGAAGACGTCTTCGGTCGAGCGCTTCGCCGGCTTCGGAGACGGATTCGGCTACGACAACTTCGAGCGCAACTGGAAGCTACCGGCGTCCCCTGTCACGCCACCATTCAATCAGGCCTCGCTATTCGAGCTCGAGCCCCCCAACGTCGCGTTCGCGCTGTTCAGTGGGATCGACAGCGATGAGGACTTCGAGGATGGCTGGGATAATGATGAAGGATTGCTAGACGATTTCGACGCCATCACATCCATCACAGCCGCCTTCGATACGACACCTGAGAACTTCGAAGACTTCGAAGAGGACTGGAAGTTGCCGAAGTCCGGCGGGGCACCGTTCAACCAGGCCTCGGTGTTCTCGTGGAACGACGTCACCGAGAGCGCGGCGATGTTCGACACGGGTGGTGAGAGCGTCGAGGACTTCGAAGAGGGTTGGCTCGACTGCGAGAACTCGATCTTCACGTTCGCGCCTACGGACATCGAAGCGACCGGCTTCGGCACAGCCGTGGCACTGGGGTCCTACAACTGGAGTACCAGCGCGTTCACGGACGGCAGTGCCTACACGCCGCCGGCCTACGCCGTGGTCACGTTTGCCGACGTCACGACGGCCATGGGCGTCTCTGGGAACACGCTCGACATCGGGTACATCGACGGCAATGGTGTCGGTGGCGCGGATGGAGCCGTCACGATTCCCGCGACAGCTACTGTCGGTGTACGTGTTCGTGTGATCGAGGACCCGCTGGCGACCGGCGTGCGGGACATCACTTCCGTGACGGAGCAGACTCCGATCGGTGCACAATCGGGCGTCGTCACGTTCAACGGCTACGCGAAAGATGTCGAGGACTTCGAGGACGGTTGGACGTCCTTGCTGTAGGAAAGGGTTCTGAACATGGCCGAAGCTGATTGGGGTTCGATGGCCGATGCCGTAGCGGGGTCGTCGATTCTGTCGGGCGTCTCCGCGGGGTTCATCGAACCGGCTGGAGGCGGAAGCTTCGTCTTCGGTTTCAACTCCCTGGTGTCGACCGCCGGCGTGGCTGGTCGATACGTCGATCTCGCGAACTTCAACCCGTACGTGAAGGGCGTATCCATCCGCGGCGCCCTGCGCCGCGGTCCCAGCGCTGCCGTCACGGGGTCTGCCCCCATGCTCTGGGCCGGCATCCAGAGCAATCCACCGAGCGTGAACGATCCGGGGTACCTGCTCCTCCTGTCCGACGCGAACCCACACGTCGTCGTGCTGCGCAAGGGTGATCCGTCCGGACCCGTATCGGCCACGGGAACAGGGGTGCTGGCCGTCGGGTCGACGTCCTACGAGCCGAACACCTGGCTCCATCTGCGCATGGACGTCATTACCAACCCGAACGGCGACGTGGTCATCAACTGCTTCCAGAACGACCTTGCGTCGAACAACGTGACGAGTCCGGTCTGGGCCGCCATTCCCGGTATCTCGCAGGTCATCGACGACGCGTTGCAGGTTCTGACGGGTTCGGCACCGCTGGTCGGCGGGTTCGTGGGGTTCGCCTTCCAGTCGAATGGACTCAACCAACGGGGCTACCTCGACCATGTGCAGGCGCTGCGACAGGTGTAACTTCCACCCTTGTGTTTGAGGTGAGGAATGGACTTCGCGGTCGACCCGGAAATCGATTACGATCTGGGAGAAGGCTTGCCGCCAGATGCGGGCGTGGATGCATTCGAGCTGACGCTCATCGACGGCGCGCAGGAGGTTTGAGATGAGTTACCACCATACCGTGAACCAGTCGATCGCCGGTGCTTCGAGCCTCATCCGTGCGCGGCTATACCTGTTCACGCTCAAGACACTGCTCAAGGCGAACGGCTGGACAGTGCGCGGATCGGGGACAGGGAACACCGGGTCGTTCGACAACGCGGGGGTGGACCTCTGGGTCACGGCCGCTTCGGTAGTGGGCGAGGGTGCGTGGATCCGTCTGCGTCACACAGTGACTGGCACCGAAGTCGTCTTCGCGATGCGCGATTTCGCGGGGGCCGAAGAGAATCTAGGGTTCCTGTGGAGTCGTGCGGCGCAGTTCTCAGGGGGATCTCCCAGTGCTACAGCCTTGCCAACAGCGACGGATCAGGTGCTGGTCGCCGATCGGACGTTGGCACACTGTGCACTTCCCACAGCTGACTTCAAGGCACAGTTCATTTGTGATGATGCGTCCCCGGCGCACGTGGCGTACGGTTCGGTCGCGGGACCGACGCTTCGCGCTTTGACGCTCTTCGACTGGTGCCAGAACGCTATCCCAGGCGATACGAGCCCCGGCGTCGGCTGGTGGGTGAGTGGGTCTCCACTCAATCTCGGTGCGACATTGACGGTAAACGCGAACGGCGGTGGCTACGATTACGATGACACGATCGTGCTGAATCGCTCCGCCGGTACAGGTCTCAGTCTGGTGGAATGGCTATCTCTTGGTGTCAACGTGTTCGACACGATCCTGTCAGCGCATCCACGGAGCGGTAATAGGACATTCGCTTCTCCACTAGTCGTTGCCCTGTCCGGAACGTCTCCACACGTCAAGGGTACGAGTCGTTTGCTGCGCCAAGTCGCAACGGCCCTGAGTATGAACGACACGCTCGACAGCAAGAAGCGCTGGGTTCTCAGTAGCGCAGATGCTGCGTACAGCGTTCCCGGCGACGGCGTGACGACACCGGTATCGGTCTAGCATGTCCGACTACTCCTCCGAGGGATTCGTCTGGGGACCTGTAACCGTTCTTACGGACGTCGATCCCTGGACCTACGATCTCGGCGTAAGTCAGGGGCGCATCCAGCCGGCGAACTGGACTGTGCCGGACGGGGCTTACGTGTTCTGTGCGGGTAGTGACCTTGTACCGGGACCGCGTTTTCGCCTTGAGCCGGGCGACCAGATCACACTCGAGCAATCCATCGATCTCACAGGCATCGATCTGATCGGTTCGCGCCTGCACATTCGTCAGCCTTCGACCCTTCCGAGTCGGCGAGATTTGCAGGGTAGTCCTGAAGACGTACAGCTCTATGGAATGGGCTCTGCGTTGCTCTCGTCTTACCAGGCCGTGTCGGGGACGGTGGGTGGACTGATCCTCGCACCGAGTGCCACTTTCACAGCCGCTGACCTAGGACAGACGATCGAGATCACGAGCTCCGTGCAGCCTCCGAACGACGGCCGCGCGAACATACTAGGCATTGTGCCTCCAGCCATCGCGGGTCAGCCTGCGACACTGGTCCTCGTCGACAAGATCCTGGTCGACGAAGGCCCGACGTTCGGTATGAGCGTCGCACTGCTCGGTGCAAGGTACCGTGCAGCAATCTACGTAGATGGTGCACTGCGTCTCGAGACGATCGAGACGCTGGGACGGGAACGGGATCGCATCGATTTCAAACTACACGTGTCGAAGCTGGCCGGACCCCACGTGATCCGTTTCGCCCTTGAACTCGTTGAGGAACCGCAGGCCTAAGATGCTAGTCCCGCTCGGCGCGTTGTACATCGATCTCGTCGTACAGGAAACAAGTACGACGACGTTGCAGCTCATCGATCGGGATCCCGAGCCGGATTCCCCGCTCGAGGAGGAGCTCGGGGCACCACTATCGACGTCGATCCGACTCACGATCGCTGCGATGGGCAGTGCGGCTGTCACAGCGGCTTCGATCTACGTACGCGTGAACGGTGGGGCCGAAGTACTAGCGTTCTCCTCTGGACCCCCGACTTTCCACGCAACGTACGCCGGTTCCAGCTTCGCGGAGCAGATGTCTCTGGGGTCGACCGTAGTGGACGAGTATGTGTTTGAGCTCGTCCGTGCTACGGCGTTCGCTTCCCAGGACGTCGTGGACGTGCGCGTGGAAGCGAGTGCTGACACCGGAGCGACGCTGAATGAGGCCTACACCTTCCAGATCGAGGACCTCACAGCTCCGGCAATCACCGAAGTTTTCACGCGCGGCCTGCGTCGATTGCGCGTGTGCTTCGACGAGCCGGTGGAACAGGGAACCGGCACGCGTGGCGATGCGCGGCTTCTCCGTGTACTCACGAGCGGCGTGGAGTTCGTTGCACCGGACAGACTCACGACGCCGAACGGGAATTTCACGTCTGGCGACGTCGGGCTGTACGTAGGATCCGCACGTTGTGCTTACGCAGTGAACAACGGATACTTCCAGATCGCAGCACTGGTGGACAGTCGAACAGTGCAACTCGATCGAAGCGTCGTAGCTGAGTTCGCTCCGAGCGACGCCGTGGTGACGCTGACACCGTACCGTCTCGCTCCCGTCGCGGCCGCCGCTGGAATCGTCTCGCCGGCCTTCTCTCCGATCGTGATGGAGATCGAAGCCGTTCCGTCGAAGGACCTCGTACCCGGCGTCGACGCCGCGGAGTACGTGGATCTCGTTCTGCAGGATGATCTGACGCCGGCGAGGACCTACACGCTGCAGGCTGAGGTGATCGACGACGTCCTGAACAACACCGGTACGGACCTGTCCAAGCAGTTCACGTCCGAGCCGCTACCGCAATCCGTCCGCCAACGCTACGCACTTTGGGATCTGATTCCGGAGTTCAACAAGACCGAGGACACGACGCAGGATTTGGAGCGCTTCATTCGGTGTTGCGACGAGGTGTTCCAGCTGATTCGCAGCGAAGTGGATGGACTTCTCCGTATCACAGACATCGACGCGATCGGGGACGTGTTGCTGGACACGCTCCTCGCACACCTAGGCAACCCGTACACGTTCGAGCTGTCCGCAATTGAGAAGCGTCGCCTGGCCGCCGTGCTCGAGGAGATGTACCGGGACAAGGGAGTTGAGGTAGGCATCGAAGCGGCCTTGCTCTTCTTCTTGGGCATTCCGATGGACGTACAGCCCTTCACGTCGTTGGAGGGTCTCTGGATTCTTGGAGAGGGCTCACTCGGTGAGACGACCATGCTGGGCCCCGGGACGAGTTTCTTGCGGTATGCATTCCAGGTAGTCTCTCCTACAGAACTGACAGAGACACAGCGTTTTCGGGTTACGGAGATCGTCGACTACTTGAAGCCTGCGCACACCCACTTCGTGGCCTTGCTCGAACCGAGCACGGGCACACCGCCGACGCCCACGACATTCTGGGTGCTCGGTGAATCCTCCCTCGGTGAATCGACTGTCCTGGACGACTGAGCAGAGGCTTCTTGGCGGGAGCAGCCTGACGCGGTAGGATAGTTGCAGCAAAGCGAGGACTTACATGGCTCAGCGGTTCGACTACTTTTTCGGTCAGATCGTGACCGAGGCCGAGCTGGACGCGGGTCTAGCGGCACTCGAGACAGCGGACCGCGCTCTGGCGATCGATGTCGACCAGGCACTCGTCGACCTGTCGGCGGCTCCCACTATCGACGGGGGGATTCACAAGGCCCTCGTCACTTCGTTCTCAGGCTTCGACGTCACCGTGACCGGTCCGGGCGTCGCCTACGACAATCAGGGACGTCGGATCGCCACGGCCGCGAACCTGACGGTTAGTGTCACGGCTACGGGCGAGACCGCAGTCGGCCTCGGCGGCACTCCAACAGGCGGTTCAGCTACTGATCCAGGTGTAGGACTGGAACGCTGGGTCTCCCTGTTCGTGCGTTTCGAGCGCAAGCTGTCCGTCCCGCGTGTCGACAACAACAGCGTCGCGATCGACTACCAGCAGGACGAGAGCTTCGTCTTCAAGGTCACGATGGGGTCGCCGGACGTATCCCCGACACGGCCGGCCCTCGAATCCGGAATGGTGCTTCTCGCGGATTTCCGCCGTTCGAACGCAGCGATTCTCGAGATGAGCACCACGCGGCGACACGACTGGCTCGTGCGCGAAGACGCGACGACCTTCCCCATCCGCACCTTGCGGTCGCTCACCACGCGCAGTGCCATCACATCGCTCTTGGCGTATTACAACGACCACGTTCGCCTGACGGGTGCATCGGACAAACACCCCGCCTCACAGCTGGACTACGGCGGCGGCGGGAACTGGGCCGACGGCACCACCAACCCGGCCGCGACCGTCGAGGCCCAGCTCGACAAGATCATCAGCGACCTCGCCGGTTCGAGCGGGACGGCTCGCGTCGGTACAGCCGCCCGTGCCGGGGCGGCCGGAACCAGCGGAGTTCTGAGCATCGGGGCCGGAACCCTCAAGCAGGCCCTCGACGATCTGCAGGATGCAGTAAACAGCCGCGTCTTGCGTTCGGGCGATACCGTGTCTGGTAACCTCGTACCGGACGCGACCGGCAAGGATCTGGGCGCGACCGGAGCTCGCTGGGACGTATTCGCCAGCGACCTGACCGTCACGCAGGTAATCTCGAACCTGATCCCGTCGTCTGCTGGACTCGGCCTGGGTTCGGCGGTTAAGCGCTGGGACGCACACCTAGATACAGCCACTGTGTACACCGCGTTGGTGCCAAGCGGCGATGGAACGATCGACCTGGGAAGTGCCGCCGCAACATGGAAGGACATCTACGGTGTAACCCATCGATGGAGTCCGGCGAAGGTCCCTCAAATCACGATTCCTGCCTCCGCGGGTCGGTTCGAAAGCGACTGGGTTTCCATCCTCGGTACGACAACGACCACGACGCGGGACAACATCCGCACAACCGCTACGCCCGCGGGTGACACAAACTCTCTCGTGATCCCTATTGGACGGGAGGTGCCCGACGGTGCGACGATCCTCGGTATTTCAGTTGTGTGGTCTGGGCAGGTCGGAGACACCCTGAAGTTCGCGGCCTACAGAGAGGCCAACAGCACCACCGATACACGCACGGTACTCGACGTGGCGGGTTCCGATGCCGGTACCGGAGCTATCATCGAGAGTACGGTCTATGATGGCTCACCGTCCGTGACGCTCAATCGAGATGCAGAGTCCCTCGTCGTGGCGTTCCAGGGCAACCGCGGCGCCGGCGCGGTTGACATCCGTGTGTACTGCGTGAACGTCAGTTTCTCCACGGATCTCGTGACACCGTAGCTGCGATGGAGGTGGTAGTCGTGAGTCGCATCACTTGCTTCTGGCTGGAGCCTGTGGACCAGGCGCGACGGAGCCTGCGCCGGTACCGTGGCCACGATGCCGGCGGCGCGGCGTGTCCTTTCTCGCCCAGCTACCACAACGCGAGCGTGATCGTTTCAGACTCAGAGCCGTGGGGTGAGTCGCCGTGGGTCGGAATGGGCGATCGCCCGACCGAGGAGGAGCGCTCCGACCCGCGCGGGCCCGCGCGCTGCGCATGCGGCTACGAGTTCCAGCCGGACGACGAATGGCAGGTCAACCACGATCGGCTCTACCGCCGCTCGGACACCGGCGATCTCGTCACGACGCGCGATGCCCCAGCGGGCGCCATGTGGGACGCGACGTGGTGGCCGACCGACAGGGGTCCAGACGACCGCTGCCTCGTCGTGAAGACGCCGGGCGGCGACTGGATGCCGGACTGCCCCTCGAAGGATGGCGCGCCGTGGACTCGCACCGGAGAGGTGCCCAAGGTCACCGCGCGGCCGTCCATCCTGTTCCCGAGCAACGGCTACCATGCCTTTCTCACGAACGGCGTACTGAAGGACTGCTAATGAAGATCACCGAGCATCCCGACGGGACGAAGACGCGGGAAGGCACGCCAGAGGAGTTGGCGACCTACTACGGCTACGGCACGGCGTCGCAACCGAGCGCGCCGCTAGGCTTCCCGATACCTCTCCCCGTCATCGTCCTCCCCACCACCGTTCCATCGCTCGCACCGATGCAGCCATGGATCATACGTGACCCGCTGCCCTGGGAATCGCCGTCACGGACTGAGCCGCTGCTCTGAGTTCGACTACGACGGATTCAGTAGCATCAGTCAGCGACTACCGAACGCGCGCATCGCAACTTGCCAGGCGGAAGCCGCCGGGTGACTACGACAGTAGGTCGACTCCAGATGCGTGATCCGCGGGCGAGGCTGGCGAGTCCGTCTTCGACGGGGGTCGTCCGGACAAGCGATCGGTGCCGCGTTGGTGAGGCTCGTCGCCGTGAGCGTGCGACTGTATGTTGTACACGTCGTGCCGGACGTGTCGGGGTAGAACATCATGAAGTGTGTGGATGTCTGCGTCGTGTCGGACGTGTTGGTCGACTGGTACATTCAGGCCCACTCCACTAGACACGGGGACCGATCGCCGCCACGAGTACGGTTCGGTCGTTGATGCCGAGCAACCCGCCGGCGGCGTCCCCGAAACGTACGGTGAGACTGGCCGCGAGCTTGGCCCGTAGTCGGTAGGTCCAGTCCACGTCCACTTCCAGTATCGCCCAGGCGAGGTATGTAGTACCAGTGAAGGCTTGTGTCCACGTGACCTGGATCGTGTTCAGAGACTCATTCTTCGAGACGCCGGACACGCCGTTGCCGGCCGCTATGACAGGATTCACGCCCGTCGCGTTGGTGGTCACGACCACCCAGGAAGCAGTCCGCTCATCGAACAGCTCGGCGACCCCTGTCAGCAGGGTGTCCAGAAACCCAGGCGACGCGAAGGCCGCACCCGTCGACCGCACCTCCTTGGTTACGGGGTGTTGAATCTCGGTACCAGGAGTCCCGAGAGCGATCTGCAGACTCGCATCGCCGGACGCGTCTGCCACAGTCTGGATGAGACCGTCGAGGTCCTCGCGCGTGGTCATGGAACTCCTACTGCGGTGGCAGCTTGTAGCGCCAGCCCGGAATCTTGACGGGCTCGACAGCACCGCGCGTGCCGTACACGATCAGCGACGGCTCCTGTTCCGGATCGGTCTGCGCCTCCCAGGAGCAGGCGCGAACGACGAGGCCGAGCGCCTGCGCCTTCTTGACGGCCTTCGCGCGCAGGTCCTCACGGTCCACGCCTTTCAGCGGTCCGCGGTGCACGGCTCGTGTCGTGCCCTTCCCGCGCTCCACTTCGAAGATCTTGACCGCTGCGTCCATCGGTTAGCCCCTTCTATAGCCCGAGCAGTTTTCGTATGTGACGGTCTGTGTCCGGCTGGTCCGGACGAACGGACACATCGCCCGCTCCCCTGGTGGCGGTACGTCGAGGCCGTTCTGTTTGCCCCAGCGCCGAAGCCAGACACACGATCCGTCATCCTCGAGGCGCTTGCAGATGCGACGAGGAGGCGTGAGATCCTGAATCTCCTTCAGGAGCTTCGGACTCGGGATCACCCCCTGGTTCCAGAGGGCGATCGCCTTATCGATCGTGCGGAGACCCGGGCCCTCGCCGTAGGCCTGGCGCTGGCTGCGCAACCAATCTCCGAGCTCGATGTCCATCCCCAGCAGCCTAACACTCCTTCCCTTGTGTTTGAAGTCTTCTAGAGTAACGGCGACTTGACGACAAACACGAATGGAAGTATACAGAAGCAATGGTGATTCCGTCGGACGAAACCATCGCGATCGAACACTCGATCTCGGCCACGGACGACTTCGACGGCACTGTGCCGAGCACCACGCCGACCAAGTCGGGCAACGTCCTCGTCTATCCCGTGGACAACAACGGTGGGCTCTTCGACTTCGAGCAGAACGACGATGTCCTGCAGTGCGAAGGCTTCGAGGTCACGTTCGGTGGACAGGCATCTTGGACCTTCAAGAAGGTCTACAATGACGGGACCAGCAAGGCTCTGATTCTGTCCGGCACGACGGACACCTCGTACTTTCTCACTGCCGAGAACTTCTTCCGCATCCTTCCGGGGGAGAAGCTCGAGCTCATCACGACGGGCGCGACGACGGCGATGCGTGCGCGTGTACTGGCCCGCCGACTGCGGAGCTGCTGATGTCCTTCCGCAACGGCAAGCCTGACGGTGTGGTCATCGCGGATTCGCTGGGACGCACGCCCGGTCGAATGCGCATCACGATCGATCCGGTGAACGGCAACGACGGCAACACCTTCGTGCTGGGAACTGACCCGGACCCGGCGGGGGCGGGACGAGGCAGCCTGCCCACCTGGATAGCGACCCTGAAGACGCTGCAGGGGGCTTTCCACCGATTGCCGGGCCTGTGGCAACATCCAATCTTCATCGATCTGCCCGCGGGGACTATCAACCTCGCAGCCGCCGGACTCATTACGGGGGGGCAGGAAGCTGTACTGTCGGGACATCAGATCGACTCGGAAGTTCGGTATCTCGATCCGATCCTCTTCACGTACGATGCCATTCCCGGCGTGTACCTCAACGGCGCTAAGACTGTCACGCTCGCTACTGGGGCCGTGGATATCTTCTCAGCCACAACGATCGGGCGGGCAGCCCTGGCCATGACCGTGGATGCCCATCGCGGGTCGATCGTCGAGATCGTGGCGGGCACTGGAGCGGGCCAGTGGCGGCGTGTCGCGCGCAACACAGCCACGACGGTGCACGTCGTCGATGCCTGGGCAACTAATCCCGACGCGACTAGCACCTTTCGTATCTGGACTCCTGGCACCCAACTCGTCGGGGCACTCATCGTTGACGACGTCGCCTACGGTGCCTCAGCTAGCGTTGTTGTGAGTCCGGAGATCGAACTAGTCGAGGACTTCGCAGGACAGTTCCTACTGATCCAGACGAATGCCCCCTGCAACTTCGCCGGCACGATGACGGGCAGCGGCATCACAAACCGCATCGCGAATGTCGCGCAGAACAGTGCGTTCTACCCCACGTGGTTCGACTACTGGCGTGATCCGGGTTTCAAGCAATCCGTGGGACCGTACCTCAAGGACGGGGAGATACTCTTCTACGGTAGTGATAGCTTCATCGGGGGAAACGCCTGGGGCGCCGTTCTCGATCGCGTGAAAGTCATTGTACAGGACGGCACGGTCGGTTCATGGAAGATTGATGCGGACGGTAACACTGGCGGAGCAGATGCTGCCGCAGGCTTCATGGACGTGGTGAAGGGTGCCTCCATGATCCTGATCAAGGGTAGTCATGCTGCTGCAGCGGTGCAGAACTACAACTACGGTTCGATGGTGAGCGATCGAGCAGGCCTCGACGCCAGTGCGTGCATCTTTTCCAGCCACGCAACATACGGGGTGCTAGTCGACAGAGCCGCAACTGCGAACCTGCGCGGAGTGACTGGAACGGGAAATGGCACGTATGGAGCTATCGTGCGTGGCGGTTCGATAGCGTACGTGAATCGAACGACGACTACCATCACGGGTACGACAGCGAATGCGCGTCTCGGGAACGCTGTAGGGGGATCAAACCAAGCTTGGATAGATGTACCGGCGGGAAGTGGCCTGCCGAACGCCAACGAAGTATGCGCGCTGATCGATCGTGCTCCGTGATGTGAAGGATTCAGAACCATGCACACGTCGCAACTCGAGACTATTTGTCGTGCCGCGCGAAAAGCTCTTCAGTCCGGACAGCTTGATCCGGCAGGACGAGATCGAGCCGAAGCTGTTTTGCGCCATGCGGAACGACTCGAAGCCGAAGTCCTACAACTGCGCAGTGTGGAATCATCGCCGTCCGAACCGTCGACCAGCTGATTCGCTGTCTCAAGGAGCCGAAACGCGATGCCAGACATCCCGTCCGACGCCGCGAGCACACCGTTGGTGATCTGGATCTTGGCTGGCGTGATCGTGCTCCTCGCGGGTGTCACGCTCGCCTTGTTCCGTGTTGTCTGGAAGCGGATCCTGCGCAGGCCCGAAGAGGTACTCGCCGCGGCAACAGCAGATGCTACACGCGGCGACAAGGTTCTACACCGTCGAGTGAGCGAGGTCACGGCCGAGCACAAGCAAGTCGTCGCCAAGCTCGACGGAATCACGGCTGGAATCGGTGAACTGCGAACAGAGCTGGCCACGGTAAAGACAGAGGTCCGTCAGCTCAGCCGCCGCTCCTACGAGACCGATCGAAACTTGTACGCCCTCGGACAGGCTGTACAGGAGAACAGGGCCGACATCCAAGCACAGGCTGGTTCGATCCGTGCGTTGCAGTTCCATGCCGACTTGACGCCCCTACCGATGGACACGCATCGACGCAAGCCCGTAGCGATACCCCCACCCGACCTGTCCCTCGACACAGAGGACGAAGTACCTGGAAACGGGACCACGAAAGGGAAGCCATGACCGCTATCGTAGAGACGATCACAGCCGTGCCCGGTGCGGACGTCGGGGGCCTTCTCACGGACCTTCTGAAGATCGTGACGGATGCAGCCACAGGTACAGCAGGCTGGCTGGTCAGCCTGGGCGCGCTGTCCCTTCTGCTCGTACGCGTCAGTAAGTTACCTGTTCTCGATCGCTGGTTGAGCTCCCCCGTGTGGCTGCGCCCCGCGATGTCTGCAGGCCTCGGGGCGCTGGGCGGCTTCATCTCCGGCTTCGCACTCGGAGGACTGCCGAAGGCCCTGATCGGGGTCGTGACCGGTGCTGTCTCGGGCCTCGCCGCCGTCGGTGCGCACCAGCTCGGCTCTCGCATTACCGCCGAGGGTCGTGCGGAAGTGGACGTCGTGCGCGTCGTGAAGACCTTCGTCGCGGCGGGCGACGAAGATGTGAAACGCAAGGCCGCCGAGCTTCACGCAGCGATCGACAAGGCCGCAGCCGAGTCCGATCGGCGGAAGCGTGTCGATGCCCTCGCGGCCTTGGGCAACGCTGGGACAGTTCTATTGATCGCCGTACTCGTAGCGACCTTGGCGCTTCCCCGTGTCGCCTGGGCCGATACAGCACCGGCCTCTGCACCGACCTCACGCCCTGTGACGGGATTGCTCGAAGGGGACGTTGCACCCTTCGATGGCCTACTGGTCCCGCCGGATACGTACAAGCGCTACCTGCACCAGAGGATCGACCTCGAGGCCTGCGAGCTCCGCGTGAAGGTGCGTGACAAGGCCATCGCCGATCACCTGGCGATGCCGCTTCTGCCTGTCCCTACCACAACACCGAAGCTCGGGTCGGGTAGCTTCGGTTGGTGGTTCACCGCCGGCGTCGCGACGGGCTTCCTTGTCGCCGGTGCGGTCGTGTGGGGGGCCGTGCAGGTTCTACGCGCCGAACCGTGACGACGAATTCTCCGAGAAACTTGCCAGAGCTGCACATACGCACGTAGTATCAAACTACGAACTTCGGTTCGTGCCACGGAGGCGCGAGAGTCGCGATCTCGCCAGGGTCAGGCACCGGACCCGGCCTCCGTGGCAGCTTTCTCCGCAGGTGCCGTGGGAGCTCACCGGTGCAGACCATTCAATCAGTTACCCCAAGTCACAACGCCGTCGCTGCGTTCGAGTATGCTCGCCACGGCCTGCGCGTCATTCCCTCCTGTAGTCCCTGGCGAGGTCGCTGCAACCACCACGGTTCCAACTGCACGTCCCCTGGCAAAGTACCGCTGATACGATGGGCGACCTACCAATCGAGACCGCCCACCGAGAACGAGATGACGGCTTGGTGGAAGTTCTGGCCCACCGCGAATCTTTCCGTCGTCTGCGGCTACCCCCTCGCCCCGGGGAATTTCTTCACGATCGTTGACATCGAGGAAGCCGGCGTGGCCAAGTTTTGGTCCACGTGCCCGCCGGCTACTCCGATGTACGCCTCGCAAGGTCGAGGCGTACATCTGTGGTTTCTGTCCAAGCAACCGATCCGTGCACGACGTATTGAACTCGATGGCCACTTTCTCGGAGACCTCCGCGGATACGGAAGTCTCGCGACTGTCCCACCCTCCGTCGGTCTTCAAGGCTGGTACCAGTGGCGTGACGACTACGTGTTCGGCCGTGTTCCGATCGCCCCCCTGCCCGACTGGCTAGCCCGTGCTCCCGTGAAGACCGTCGAAGGCGATCGGTACAACCTAGAGACGCACGGCCTTCGGATCCTCAAAGACCCCCATCCCGCCGTCAATGCACTGGACAGTCGCGTACGTGAACTTCTGTACAGCGACTCCTACCGACTGATCGACCGTTCTCGCTTCGATGCTAAGGTGGCGGCGCAGCTAGTCGCGAAGGGCTTCGACGACCAGACCATCCAGGACATCTTCCTGCACCCATCGACCTCCAAGGCGCGGGAGAAACTGCACACGTCCGGACCCGCAGCTTGCAAGGAGTACATCCGTCGAACGATCGCCTGGGCACGTCGCACTGCCCGTCCTCAAGCACAAGGGTAAGAGACGATGACGTGGGACCCGCGGTTCCGAGAACGGTGTCGGGAGGAGAAACGTCGCTACCTCGTCCGTCGCCGCCTGCGACTCATCCTTCGCCTCGGAGCCCGCTGCGTGTACTGCGGAGAGACCCAGCTAGGACGCCTCGAGTTCGACCATCCGTACGGTCGAGACTGGCAGCCACGGGCCCACAATCGCCACGCGCGGTTGCGGCGGTACGAGCAGGACGCGGCTGAGGGTCGACTGCTGGTCGCGTGCCGTACCTGCAACGCCGGTGCTCGCCCTTCGCGACCTGAAGAGGTCGCCGCCGAGATCGAGTTCTGACCCGCATGATCGGCGCCGCCGGTGAGCTCGTCCTGCCTCGACGCGTCATCCCGCAACCGACACCTGAGGTGTCCGGCGGTGGCGACTGCGGGGCATGCGTGTTCGGCGGCATCTTCGGGATGACCGTTCCCGAGGTCTACGAGTTCAAGGGCGACGTGTGCTGCATCGGTATCGGAGAGATGCAGCGCATGCTGCGCGTAGCCGCCATCTACAAGAAGGCCGACCGCTTCATCGAAGACCCGGCACGCTGGGCTGGTCACACGACGTACGAGGCGTTCGGCCGACCTGGGCACCTCGACTACCTGTCCTGGTTCAACTACGTGCGGATGGCGATCGATGCGGGCTACTACGGGCTGGCGCAGGTCGACTTCGCCCGGACCGGGGGTCGCGCCAAGGGCGGGACGGATCACTGGGTCATGATCTGCGGCGCTCGCACAGAGGGCACGGTCATCGACAAGAAACTCACCGGCGAGGTGCTGGTGAGCTGCTCGGCCCGCTCCACGGGTGTGAAGGATGAGTGGGTCGAGGCTCAAGACTTTCTGAAGAACCGCGGCGGGTACAACATCCTCTTCGCCCGGCCCCTGTGCCCCTCCTATCGACAGGTAGCCTTGGCGACGGGGCCCTGGCAAGGTACTATTAGCCCAAGAGTTTCCCACCCTTGTGTTTGGGTGCCGACTAGGAAGTCTTGAAGAGTGAGGAGTGATCCATGGCGCTGATCAACGATCCCGACAACCTATTCCAAGGTGGAAGCACCTCGGTTACGGATGCGGTTTGGGGAACGCCGAGCGGCGTGACGGTAACGATCACGTCGGCTGGCGCAGGACTGCCGGCGCTAGCTGCCGGTGACTTCTTCGAGGTGCGAGATCACTCCCAAGCTGTCAACAACGGGCTTTACCAGGCGAGCGGCACGCCCACTACTTCCTCGGTCACTTGCGACAAGGTGAGCGGCAGTCCACCGGTCGCGGCTGCGTCAGAGGCAGTGACGACACTCGGCACGACGGCGACGACGAAGAACATCTTCTACGACACGGCTGCACGCAAGGTCTACCTGTTGGAGAAGAACGGGTTGAGCGCGGACGGCGTGCTCGGCCAGACCGTGTACTCGAAGATGATGATCGACTGGAAGGACGACGCCTTCCTGATCGCCAACGCGCCGTTCCCGATGCTCTGCATCGACGCGGACGCCGGCAAGTACATCATCGGCCAGGACGCCTCGGGCAACTTCTCGGGCTGGGTCTGGGCGGATGTTACCGGCTACTCGATCCGAACGCGCAAGCTCCCTCGGAACATGGGGTGGAGCGAGGTCGACTCCAACGGCATCACGAAGGCCATCCACGCTGGCGTCGTGACCCTTGGTGCGTTCGAGGATCCGACCAACGACATCGCCTACTACCAGTTCGGTACCGATACGACGGTCGACGACACCGTGAACTTCACGTTTGCGGGACCCGTCAATGAGGCGGTCAAGTGCTTCGACGAGATCGGCAACCCGCCGACGTGCACGTTCGCAACGACCAACACGATCACGCGCGCCAGCGGCTCGTTCGTGACGGATGGTTACAAGAAGGGTGGTCGCGTAACCATCCGCGCCGCCACCCAGTCTCAGAACAACGGAACGTTCACGCTGACGGCGGTGGCTGCGCTGACCCTCACCGTCAGTGGCACTCCCTTCGCCACTGGCGCCGATACGGCTGCGCAACTAGCCGTCGACAACCGGACACCGTTCACCGCGCGCTTGCGAATCCGCGACGCCGATGCCAATGGCAAGACGTACGCCCAGGCGAACCTGGCGAGCGGCGGTGAGACCCTTCTGTCGAACCGACTCTTCAAGTTCCCGCTCGCGAACGCCACGGACCTGAAGATCGAGGCGACCGACGCAACCATTGACGGGAGCGCGCCGTACACCGGAATGTCACTCACCTACTACGCGACGCCGCAGAGCCTAGGCGGCGGCGGGGTTCTCGTGGGCGGCCCGTACAACTTCGGGATCGTGATCGTCGCGAACGATGGGACGAACCAGCAGGTCCACGAGCAGATCGCCCGGCAACTCCGAAAGACAACGGACATCGACGTGGATGCCGATGTCGGAATCGGCCGGACGCTCGACGGACTGATGCGCTTCGTCGGCGACGCGCTACAGGTGGGCTCGGTCGACGGAGGTATCACCTTCCCGACGAACCCGGACGGCGGCGGGTCCGGCGTCTTCATCAGCGGACTGAACGCGGCATCGAAGAACTTCACCTCGTTCTACGACAACACTGGCACGGTCCGCTCGTTCCCGGTGTCGGTGCCTGTCACGCTCGACTTCAACGCGACGCTGGAAGCGGACGCCGCTGCGAAGTTCACCCTGTTCTTCGACCGGACGATCCGCACGTCAGTGACCGATCTTGTAGTCACCGCCGGATCTGGCGCGAACGGGACGATCACGTCGGCCGGCGCCAACCTGCCCAACAACGCAGAGCTGACCTCGGGGGACTACGTTCGCCTATTGGGGCTGACGGGGGCCGATGCGGCGATGAACGGCATCTACCAGATCACGACCGAGACAACTCCGGGGTCGTCCTGGGCTGTCACGCGGTACGACGGCACGACGATTGTCACGACCAGTTCGGCGACCGTGACCGTGGACCAACATGCCGTCGACTCGCCAGATGCCGTGATCGTGAAGGACGACGTGAGCGCGGACGTGACCGGAACGATCGGCGGCTCGGACTACGCCTTCAGTTTCGACTACAGCAACAACTCGCAGGGCGGTAGGACTCCGGCGACCGATGCATTCGTGCTCGCCAAGGCGATCGGCCAGTCTACCGCACAGTACGCGGTGAGCACCGTCCAGCAGATCCAGTCAGGGCTCGCACTCACGATCCCGGTGGTCGCGCAGCAAGAGCGAAACTTTTCGAACCCGTAGCCAATGGCTCTTACGGTCACCACAGATTTGTCCATTCTATCCACGGCGGAAGCCATTGGTGGCGCATCTCCCCAGTGGGTTTCTTATGGCTCTGGTGGTGCAGGCGCGATGGCGCTGGAACCGGACTTCCATGTACAAGGTGCCAACAGCATTAGCCGTGGTGTCTCCGGGACTGTGAATAAGGGGTGTGTATGGGACAACAACACCGGGATCGACTTCACTACCGGGACACATCAGGACAAACTCGTTTATATCTGGATGCGTACCTCGACCCCAGGACTCTGTGACACACGAGTGGCCGGAGGGCTTCGCGTCGTCCTCGGGTCAGGCACGACGGCACCGGGCGACGCTGCTGGTGTCTGGTCTACCTGGTACGTAGACGGATCGGATTCTATCGTCGAGACCGATGGCTGGGTTTGTTACGTCGTGGATCCTCAGTCCACTCCCACGGCGACGTTTGGCGGCGGCGTGGATAAGACGGCGATTCGGTGGTTCGGTGGAGTTCAGCGATCGACTGGGACCGCAAAGGGGCAGAACTTTGGGGTAGACCAGGTTAGCTACGGTCGGGGTGAACTTTTGGTGAGCGGGACGGTTGCTACAGCAGGAGACGGGTTCAAGGAGATCGCAGCAGTTGCCTACGACACGGCTGGAACCAATAGGTGGGGCATCCTTTCGGTGAAGGGGGGTGTCATTTACGTTCGTGGAAAGGTAATCATAGGGCACGCCACCAACAACACCACGTTCTCGTCCTACGGTGAGCAGGTCGTGTTCGAGACGCCGTCCTACTATAATGGCACGAACGTGGTGAAGGCTATCCCCGATGCCTCGGTGGGCAGCGTCCAGGGATCAGACGGCCAGACGACATACCTCGGACTCGGCTTTATTGGCGGCTCCGGGACGACTGTGATTGACTTCGGCGTGATCGTCGGGTCCTCGAGTGGGCGCTCTGGGCCGACGCTTGGGGTCGCATTGAACCCCGGACTTACGACGCCAGGCAGGACTACGGCCACCATTTCGGTTAGTGATGCGGCCATGGCTCTTGGTCTCTACGGTACCACGTTCTCGGGCTTCGAGGGGGCAGTAGACCTCAACGGAACGAACGTGGCCGGGGACGACTGCTTTGGCAACACCTTTACGGGTTGCGGGCGCATTACCTCGAACATGGAGATCCGCAACTGCAACATCCTGAACTCCGTCGCGGTGTCTACGGACGGGGCAGTGCTGTGGGACTCCTCAACGAACATCCAGTCGAGCTTGTTCGCGAACTGCTCGCGCGCGATTGTGTACGAGGCAACGACCGGGACGCCGTTCGCCTACACCGGGATCAAGTTCAGCGGCAACACGGTGGACGTGCGAAACGAGAGCGGCGGGGCCATCACGATCAACGTGTCCGGCGGTGACACACCCAGTACGGAAGACATCGGTGGTGGGTCGTCCACTACGGTCAACTCGACGGTCAGCGTGACCGTAACGCCACTGACGGCTGGGTCCGAGGTGCGAGCCTACCTCACCGGGACCGCGACAGAGGTGGACGGGACGGAGAGCAGCAGCGGGTCGTCACACACGCTGTCGCTGGCGTCGGGCACGGCCGTAGACATAGTGATCCTGTGTTATAGCCCGCCGAAGATCCCCGTGCGCATCCAGAACGTGAGCTTCACGGTGGCGCAGAACTTGAACCCGTTTCAACGCGACGAACCGAATTTCTCAAACCCGTAATGGCTGACATCGTCACATTCGACCCCACGAACAAGCCGCCGCTGATCATCGAGATCGGCGTGGGCGGTGACAACGTACTCAATGTGGCCGAGATTTACAGCGAGTGGAAGGCCTGGTTGATCGCGGACCCGAGCAGGCTTGCCTACCCAGCGGCATTTCGCTACGTAGGTAGCGACCCCATCACCGAGAGCCAGAACCTGGGGACGACCTTCTTCCTCCTGAACGGATGGAAGATCCGGCCGGCGGAGAGTTCGCACAAGCTGGAACTGGTCGGCAACCTGTTCACCGACCCGGCCGGGCAGGACGAGTTCGTCGACACAATCGGGGCATTCGTCGTCCGAACGAAGATGCACGTGTCCAACCTCGTCGACTCAGTCCTGGTGAACGCGCCGGAGCTTCAGTTCAGCACCTTCAACAACCGTGTGACAGTGGACGCGGTGAACGGCGTAGCAGGAACCGCGTTCCCGGCAGGGACAGGGCTACAGCCGGTGAACAACTCGGCCGATGCTTTGCTCATACTGCAAGCTCGAGGGTTGTCGCACCTGCACGTCATCGGGGACATGACAGTCGACGCCGGACTCGATTACAGCGGGCTTCTGATCACTGGTGAATCTCCTGCAAAGACGGTCATTGTAGTGAGCGGCAGCGCCAACGTTGAAGGCTGTGAGTTCCGCGACGCCACGGTTTCAGGGACTTTCGACGGCGATGTCGTCATGCGAGATTGCGTGACCGGAACTTGCAGTATGGTGAAAGGTCTTGTACGCGATTGTCAATTGCGCGGGACATTCACACTCGCCGGAACATCGGCGGGTCAGTTCTCGCTCGTCAACTGCGTGGACGACCTGGCTGGCTCAGGCGTTCCGACGATCAACTGTGGTGGCGACGGGCCCGAGGTGATCGTCCGTGGTTACAACGGCGGCCTGGCGCTAACGAACAAGAGCGGAATTGCTGATGCGAGCGTGGACGGCGTAGTCAGGCTGATTCTGCTGCCTACTTACGGTGGAACAGGGTCTCTGATCGTTCGTGGGGTCGGTCCCCCCGTTGATAACCAAGCGTCTTTTCCGGACGGACAGATCAACAACGATCTGGTGTCAGTTGAGGCTATTTGGGGGGACACAGCGACATACGGTGCTAGCACGAAGGGGAAGCGCCTTGTCGACGTGGACACGCGGCTGCCAATTGATCCAGCCGACGAGAGCAACCAGCTCGCGCAGCACACAGCTACTCAAGCAGCGATCGTTGAATTGAACGACCTGTCACAGGCTGACGTGCAAAGTGCAATGACGGCCCAGGGCTACACGGCGGCCCGCGCGATCAAGATCGACTTCCTCGACGCGGCCATCTCGACTCGAGGAGCCGCTACTGTTCTGGATACGGTCCTGAAGCACGTCAAGAACCGCCTGAAGGTGGACATCGATTTGCAGCAGATTGTTCTCTATGACAATGACGGAACAACGGTTATTCAGCGATGGCCTCTACTCACGAAGGGCGGTGAGCCGGTGACGACGGCGACGGGCGTACAGGTCGAACGCGGAGCACCACTGCTGTGATCACGCAGGGCTTGAATACGCAGGGTGGGCAGGTCACGCAAGGGTTGAACCCAGCGACTAGAGGGCTCGCCACGCCCGTGGACGTGATCCGTTTCGTGCTATCCTTCGTTCGACGCATGGAGGTGCGACTTGAACGATAGAGACGTAGTCGAGTTCAGACTGTCGATCCTTCGACGCGAGACGATGAGCCGTAGTGTACAATCGCGAGACGAGCACGACCTCGAAGTCGTCGAACAGACGATCCGGGACGCGCAGCTGGCATGCCAACGCCGTTACGAAGCGGAGCTCTGACAATGGCTGCTGAAATTCACGTCAGCGACACGAAGACGCGATTCCTGGTCACGCTCCTCGACGGGACAACGCCGGTCGATCTCAGCACCGCGACCACGAAGACCTTTAAGTTCAAGCCACCGGGAGGCGCCGCTACTCTATCAAAGACCGCCACGTTCGTGACGGACGGGACCGACGGACAGTTGTACTACGACACGCTCAATACGGATCTGAGCGTGATCGGTGCTTGGAAACTGCAGGTCTACATCGCCATGCCCTCTTGGACTGGGCACAGCGACATCGGCACGTTTACCGTGTACGAGAATCTTTAGAGACCTGGCCGTACACAGACCTCAAACACAAGGGTGGAAAATAGGTGGGCTGTACAGGCCCCGACGAGGGCTTGGCCCAGTGCTTGACATGTCCGTCGAGCCCCGGAAAAGTCGCAGTCGGCTTCGCCGGAACAGCACTCAGTGCACATCGGAAAGAGGCCGTAATCGTCTTCGTGCGGATGAGTCACAGGTTTCTTACACGCAGCGCACTTGTTCATCATCGCGATTCCCGTTGTACAGACATTATCCGTTGTTGTATTTCTCGTACGATGTCGACGCGCACGCGATCGACGCCCCGGGGCTTGCGCGACCCATCATACAGGGAGTACACCATCGATCCACTGTGCAATGCGGTGAACTTCGCGATGTGACGATCTACGAGGATGGGACTGATGCTGTAACCGGCGTGGCCGATCGGATATACATCAAGCACGTGCCCGTCAACGTCCAGCCACGAATGCTCGAACCCGAGCAGATAGTGTCCATCGACCACGGGGAGTCCGAACTGCCTTCCGACGGCTCTTGCGAGTTCGTGGCAACTTGGATCGTCGTGGCCATGCGTGTGCGGGACGGAAGTCACGCAGCGGCGGATCGTCTCGAACAGGTCCAGCTGCGAAGCCGTGAACACCGTATTCGCGTAAGGTCTCATCGGTATCTCCGCACCTTCCCGTCCCCCGCAGCGCGGACACACCGGACTCCAGGTCTCTCGATCCGGGAAGCGCCGCGACAGTAGTAGTTCCCACAGAAGTCCACAGCATCGCCAGGTGCGAAGCGTCCAGTGCTTCCAACGTGAGTCCTCCCGCGTCACTCAGGCTAACTCCAGGACCCCCGCGCAGTCGGGCATCTTGTACCGGGCGCCGGCGGTGTGAACGATCAGGTTCGGCAGGATTCGGGTATAGTGCTTCCCGTGCGTGTGCCCGCACAGGACCGTCATGTGCTTGTGCTCGTGCAGTGCCATCACGTCCCGCAGGACGTGCCCCACGGCGTCGCACGTGTACCACGGAAGCGCGTAGTCCTCGGTGGGGAGGTTCCGATACCGAGCGGCTTCTGCGAAAGGTGGCACGTGCGTTGCGAGGACGATGTGCTGCGCCGGCGAGCGGCAGGCTTCAACGAGCTTGGGTAGCAGTCGTTCGGCCGCGGCGTCCCCGAGCTGCTGCAGGCGAGCGATTCGCGCGGGCCGACGTAGATTCTTGAGCTCCTCGATGTAGTTCCAGTCCGCTAGTTGGGACCGTGAGCCCCAGGGATCGCCGAGTCGTGCGTCCCCGAAACCGTCGTCTCCGATGAGGATCGTCGACGGTGTGAGCTGCACCGTGGGACTCTGCGTGAGGTATGTGGCTCGAAGATGCTCGGACGTTCTCACGTCGGCGAGTGCTCGGTGCACCTCTGCGATGGATCCGTAGTAGAAGTCGTGATTGCCGAGGACGAAGTAGATGTCCATCCGCAGCATGCGCTCGAGGTAGTACAAGAACGGCCCGACGCTGTCCGACTCGGCGATGTCCCCGGTGATGACGAGTCCGTCAGGTTCCTGTGCTGCGATCTCTTCGCAGAATCGCTCGACAACTTCTGCGGAACAGAAGTTGAGGTGGATGTCCGAGGCCCAGGCGAGTCGATACACGCTACCAGTCCCCACGTTCGTAGTCGCGGAAGCGCCAGCGCCGTCCGGTCGGATGGTCTACGACTACTCCGTCCTGCGTGCGGATCGTCCGACGCTTGTCGCCTCGCATGCCAGTTCCGACTTGCGCTCGCCGTGCGGCAGCTTCGGCTCCTTCGACGAGGCGACTCACGTGCTCGGACAGTCGGGCACGAAGGACCGTGAGAGCCAGCTCGCGATTGCGATGCTGCGAACGCTCGGACTCTACCCGTACACGAAGTCCGCTCGGACGGTGCGTGAGTTGCACGGCACTCTCCGTCTTGTTCCGATGCTGACCACCGGGCCCGGAGCCCCGACACATCTGCCACTCGAGGTCGCGCTCCCGGACGTCGATCTCCGCAGCGCTCCGTTCCTGCAACACGGCCACGGTCACCGTGCTCGTGTGCACGCGGCCGTGCTTCTCGTTCGGGGGGACCCGCTGCCATCGATGGCCACCGGCTTCGTCTGCGAATACAGCCCGTGCGTTGCCGCCGTGCACCAGGAAGGCTCTGAAGCCGGGGGTGGACTCGACAGATTCGACGCTAAAGACACCTCCGTTGGGCAAGCTTCGCGTAGATCGCGAACTGCTCCTCGACAAGTGCCTTTGCGTCAGCTCCACCTTCCGCTGCGCGGATCTCCACCAGAATGGTCATGCTGTTTCTCCCTTCGGCTTGCGTGTACGGAGGGTCACGGATTCACGCGCAGACAGTTGCATCCCATGGGGATGAACAGATGGCCGAAATGCCAAGCACTGTCGTGATCGGACCGTGCAGTACCGCAACCACAGACATCAGGGTCAATCTCAGATCCGCAGCCTGTACGGGTTGAGTTGGCGGTTGAGTTGCTTTTGCCGACGCAGCAGGGGCGGTGTGCTTCCCACGGCAGTCGAAGTCGCCAGGTGTCCCCCTCGTCGTCCGTGGCAAGAATGCCCCACGTCGTGTGGAGGAGATGGTGGACCGCATCGTCCAGGTACGTGTCACCCGGCTCTGGATCTGACTGGGCGGCACACAGGACGGGCCCGGTACCGTTCCTAACGCGGAGGGCCATCGGTCGCCTTCGCGGTCACCTGGCTCGCGCTGCATGCATCCTTGCAGTTCTCGCAGCCGTCTCCCCCGCAGTGAAACGGTCCGTCAGGCAGGCGATGATCCAGGGGGTCCAGCCAGAAGAACCAGCCGCAGTTGGGCACCGAGCACTCGACCTGCACTGCGCCCATCGGTCTGATGTCGTCATTGAGAATAGTCATCGTTTCTCCTCTTCAGCTTTCCAACACGAGTTCGTGAACCCTCGACACCACGTCGTTGAGCGGCTGTGTGGCATCGACGACCGTGTGCTTGGCGAGCTCCCACTCAACGGGACGAGCGGAGACGTCGACGAACACCTTGCGGTAGGCGTTCGCGACGTACACCTGGGTCTTGGTGTCCTCGAAGACCTCCTCGGAGGTTCTGTGCGGATCGCTCGTTCGACGCGCCATCGCCACGTCCACGGGAAGGTTGAGCAGGACGGACAGGTCTGGCGGTAGCAGTTCCAGGGGCCACCCGACCTGGATCATCTCCATCACACCGGCCTGCCCCAGGTACTGCCCCTGGTAGACGATGGTGGAGTGCAGGTAGCGATCGCAGACGACCCACTCCCCGGTCGCCAGGCGCGCCTTGATCTGCTCGATGTGATCGATCCGGTCCGCCTGGAACAGATGCGTCATGAGACACGCCCCGAGTTCAGAACTCGGCGGTGCCTCGAGCTCTACCTCCCGTTTCAGGATGCGACGGATCAGCTGTCCGACGGGTCCTCGAGACGGCTCACATGTCCAGCTGGCAGGGACACCGTCCTGCGATAGCCGCTGGACGAGGGCCCTGGACACGGAGGTCGTGCCGGAACCGTCGATCCCTTCGAGTACGACGAAGCGCCCTTGCATACAGCCTCCGCGTAGAGTTGAGGGTCACACCCCAGTCGGCACGGCGCCGCCGGCGGGAGAGGCTCCCTCGGACTGGCCGTTGCTCGCCTTGGGCACCGCTGGCACCAGCAGCCGCTCCCCCTCGTCCATCGCACGGAGACGTCGGACGGCCACGGCCAGATTGCCTTGGTCGTTGTCGCACCCGTACACGCGGCGTCCGAGATACGAAGCCGCGATCAGCGTCGTACCGGAGCCGGCGAACGGGTCGAACACGAAGTCCCCCGGGTTCGTGCTGGCACGAAGGCACCTGTCCACCAGCGCCAGGGGCTTCTGCGTCGCGCACTTCCCGTGCTTCCGCTCCGTCGGCGGCGCCGCGCGCATGCGCCACACGTTCTTCATCTGCTTGCCGCCGTTCTCCTGGCGGAGCTCGTCGTAGTTGAACGTGTAGCGGTCCTCGCCGCCCTTCTTCGCCTTCGTCGCCCAGAGCAAGAGCTCGGACGCGTGCGTGAGACAGCGCCGGCCCAGGTTCGGTGGCGGCGTCGACTTCTCCCACACGACGTCGTTCAGGATGCGGAAGCCGATCTGCATCATGGCGAACCCGACGGAGAGGTAGACGTGGTGCGTCCCTGACACCCAGATCGTGCCGCTCGGCTTCAGCAGCCGATAGCACTCGGTCAGCCACCGAGTGTTGAAGGCATGGTCCGCCTCAAGGCCCTGGCTTCGATCCCACTCGCCCTTGTTGACGGACACGCGCTCCCCGCCGACGCAGGTCGTGCCGTCGTTGGACAGCAGGTACGGCGGGTCGGTCCAGATGCAGTCGACGCTCTCGTCGGGTCCGGCCCGCATGAACTCGAAACAGTCGCCCTTCACGAGGAAGGCCTGTCCGTCCTTCGATGCCCACACCGTTTCCATCAGTGCTCCGTCTTCGGGTCGCGCGGACCCGTGTATTCTATACCCTGGCGCTTCAAGCGCCGAATCCCGCTCTCTTCGATCTGACGCACGCGCTCGCGCGTCACCCCCAGGATCTCGCCGATGGCCTCCAGCGTCGTGTGCATCCCGCCCTCACTGCGACCGTCCGGCATCTCGACCAATCCCTCCGCCACGTCCAGGGCACACGACGGAAGCCCGTCGTCCTCCCAAGGAGGCGTTCCCCGTGTCAGGCGCACCCGGCCGCCCGGCAACACGTCGAGGAGGAGATGGTACTTGCACCGTACGTACGGGCACGGACGCTCCTCGTTCAGCCCCCCCTCGACGCAGTCACCTCGGTACCGCGGCCGCCACGGTTCAGGCGGCGGAGGTGGTACCGGAGTGACGTCCTCGGAGTCCGGCGAGCGGCGGCGCGGGCGACCTCTTCTTCCCTTGTGCTTGATGACCCCGAGCAGGTCCTCTAGCTCTTGGACGCTTCGGCGTCGAAGGATGGGGGGGCCTCCGCTCCCATCGCGATCCGGAGGCCCTTCACCATGCCCTCGAGCTCCGCTCGCTCCGCCACCTTCATCGTCTCGCTCTTCAAGTACTTCCCGATGTCCCTCGCCAACTCCTGCGCCTGCTTGAAAGGGAGCATCCGCTTCCGGGTGGCGGCCTCCTTCCCAGCGCGCTTCGCGACCCTGCGGACGCTGGCGATGGTCGCGGCCGTGGCACCGGAGGCGATGACCTCTCGCAGGGCCTTGTTCTGCTCGTCCTTGTCGTCCGGGAAGCGCTGGAGCAGCTCCAGGAGCGCGGACATGGATACCTTGCCATCGTTCAGGGCCCGCTTCGCCTCGGCCGTCGCCGTCAGGAGTCGAAGACGCGCCTTCACGTGACCTTCGGAACGGCCCATCTCCTGCCCGATCTTGAGCTCGCTCCAGCCCCAGTTCATCAGGCGCTGGAAGCCCTCGGCCTCCTCGAGCGGGAGGAACTCCTCGGCGTGGGCGTTCGCGACCAGCTGCGTGATGGTACGCTCGGACTCGTCCGGGCGATCCCGTAGAATGCAGGGCACGGCGACGATCTTGGCGCCGAGTTTCTCCTTCGCGTGTCGAATCGCCCGGAGGCGACGCTCGCCGTCGATGACGAAGAGCTTGTCCTTCTCCCGTCGAATGGTCAGTGCGCGCTCGAGTCCACGCGCCGCGATCGACTGCGCGAGATCCTCGATGCCCTCGAAGACCTTGCGAAGGTTGTGACCCGCCTCTACCTGGATGTAGTCGGGGTTCACCATGAAGAAGTTCTTGCGACCCTCGACGCCCGGAAGATCCTCGACCCGCGTGATGTCCTTTCCCACGATCCTTTTCCTATCCCCCCGCTGGTTGAACTCCCCCACCTAGTGGCTAGACCTCCGCACCGTTATGACCGATCTTCGCTTTCGCAAAAAGCCGAACAGGTCCGGCTGGACCCTCGAGTCGGAACTCCATCGCCTCTTCCATGATCTTCGCGACCGTAGGACCGTCGGCTTCGTCGCACTCGACCCAACCGGCGTCGTGTCCGTTCAGTACGAGGAACGCACTGGACGGAATACGGTCGGCGATGGTTAGTAGCGCATCGGCCACGATCTCTCCTGCAGTCCACTGCACCGGCCAGTTGAACGCTTTCGTTGGTTCGACTGGCACGGCCGGAAAGATGCACTTTCGTCCGAACGGCGGAATTTCTACGTACCCGTGGGCATTCGCAAAGTCAAGCGTCTTTGTGCGCCACAACGGTATTTCGTAGTAGGTACGGAAAATGCCTGCGATGATGAAGGCGACTCGCTCCACCGTCAGCAGGGCCCGCGCTGAGATCGGCGTTCGCTTATCCTCGCGAATTACCTGAGTAACCTTCTTCGAACCCGCACCGTAGTTCAGGCCGTAGATGACACGCTTGCAAATGTAGCGGAGCATCTTCCGCTGCTCGGGAGTCGCGTTGCGGAAGAGGTCTCCGAAGACGGCTTCAGCCGTCAGGTTGTGTGCATCGCGACCCTCGGCGAAGGCACGTAGCAGAGCGACGCATCCAGCGAAGCAGGCGCTGATGCGATACTCCAGCTGCTCTTCGTCGGCTCCTACTAGAACCCGTCCCGGCGGAACACCGAAGATGGAACGAAGTTCGGCCGGGACGTTCTGAACGTTCGGACTTGAGGCCCAGCGCGGACCCACCGTACCGCACGGATTCCAGGACACACGGAGTCGTGAGTCCGGATCCAGAAGCTTACGATACCCGCGCGGCCGCCACTCCTTGTCCTTCCCCATCAGCGAGCCCTCAGGCAAACCGATGAAGTTCGACAGGGCGTGTCGCAGTTCGGCGATCTCGACGAACTTCTTGACCAGTGGATTCTCTAGGTGGTCGAGAGCGCTCTTGTAGCTCGTAGACGGCTCGTGCTTCACCGCGGTCCAGGAACGGACCGGTAGACGCAGTCGCTCATACAGGAAGTGCGCTCGATGGTCCGGCTTGCCCAGATCCATGTCCGGCCAGTCGAGCTCCGTTCGCAGTTCGTGGATCAGCCGGTTGAGACGATCGAACAGCTCACGTCCTTTGCGGTCCAGCTCTGCCTTGTCGAGGTAGATCCCGGTAGTCTCCATGCGCCGGGCGAGCTCGCAGTACTGCGTCTGCTTGTAGGCGACGGTGCGCAGGTTGTAGTCCTGCACGATCTCGAATAGCGGCGCGGCCAGCTGTTGACAGCCGATGGCGTCCCGGCCGTTGTAGTAGAGGAGGTCCTCGAGCGTTGCGGTCTGATCATCTTCCTTGGAGCCGAAGTCGACCTTCCAAGCTTCGGTGTCCGTATACGTCGAGGCCGTCGCCTGCAGATCGTGAGGCACGCTGGGGTCGACGATGTGCGCAAGCACAAGGGTGTCAATGACAGGTCCGCGCACCGGCAGTCCGTGGCGCTCGAGGACCGTGACGTCGAACGTCAGGTTGTGGATGATCTTCGTGATCTGCTCATCCCCCAGCAACGCGCGGAGCTCGTACACCAGGGCTTCGCGCGTGACGGGGTCGAGCACACCCGGTAGAACTGGAACGGCGATGGCCTCGCGGCTGCCTTGCGGTGAGACGGAGATGGTCTTCAGTCGACAGTGCGTCGGACGTGGGCCTGTGGTCTCGGTGTCCACACCGATCGCGGTGGCGGTCGATCGCCAGTAGCGCAGGACCTGGATGGCGTAGTTGCAGATGGCTTGACACTTGACCGGGTCGCTGTCCCAGCAGCACCAGACCCGGTCCTCGCGTCGCCAACCCGACACCGCCAAGCGCGCGGCGCGACGCAGATCACGTTCCAGTACGCCGATGAACCGCTCTTGCCCTCGAAGGATAAAGGCTGGGTGTAGGACGGGTACGGCCAAGGGCCGCCAGCCCGTGTCGAGTGCGGCGCTCAGAACGGCAGCTCCTCGATGCCCGACGTCTCCTCCGCAGTCTTCGCGTGCTTCCGCTTCTTGCCGGTCTCCTTCCGCTTTCGCCCCGAACCGGGGAAGGGCTCCAGGCGGGCGACGCGTGGTAGGTCTTCGAGGGCGGTCTGCAGGAGCTGCTCGAGTGGCAGTTCGTGAATCGCGCCGCGCCGCGCCGTGATTCCCTCCATGCGACCGGACAGACTCCACAGTGCAAGTCCGCCGGCGGGGATGATCATGCTCGGCCGGATCAGTAGGAGCTCCTGGAGCAGCCGAGGTCGACAAGCGCGGACCGACAGATCCTTCACCTTGTCGACGTCGAGTGAAATGTAGCGGTCTTGGGGAGTACCGATGTCCACGCGCAGCGTGACAGGGCGGGGAGGACAGAGCGCAGCGTTCGAGATCCAGCACTCCGATCGGACGATGCCGACGCGCTCGAGAAGTATGTTCAGGAGCTTTCCCGCCTTGCCGACGAAGCCGCGACCCTCGAGGTCCTCGTTGTACCCCGGTCCTTCACCGACGATCGCAATGCGGGCGCGGGGATTGCCGTTCGGCGGCACGATGCGGCAGCCGCGTAGAGGGCAGACTTCGCAGTTCGGTTGGGAGATGAGTCCGAGATGGCCGACTGGATCGGCCTTCGCGCCGGTGTCCTGGATCTGTTTCAGTTCGACCGGCATGTGTACCTCCCGGGCCTGTGCACGGGTCCCCCCTTCCCGCAAGGGGGGACCCGTGCACGTGCTTGCGGCGAACTACTTGGGCTGCACGCCGGGCGGGGCCTGGGGCGGCGCCGGAGGGGCGGGCGGGGCCCACGCCGGCGGCGCTCCCGGAGCCGGAGCCGTCGGGGGAGCCCAGGCTGGCGCGGCCTGGGGGTAGGCGCCGGGCGGGTACCCCTGCGGTGCCCCGGGCGCGGCCGGGGGCGGCTGCCAGGCCGGCGGGACGGGCTGCGGCTGCGACACCGGGGGGTAGCCCACCGGCGGAGGCGGCTGGGCCGCGGGGGGCGCCCAGGCGGGCGCCTGCGGTGCCACAGGCGGCTGCGGAACCCCGGGGTAGCCCTGCGCCGTGGGGTAGCCCACCGGCGCGCCCGGGTACTGCGGTGCCCCGGGGTACTGCGGCGCGCCCGGCATCGGGGGCGGCGGAGCGCCCAGGAAGCTCGGCGGCGGCGCCACCGCCGTCCCGCCGGACACGGCCGGGACCTCGCCGCTGAAGTCGTTGTAGGTCTTGCCGCCCTCGCCGTCCCGCGTGGTCATGTTGCCGCGGATCATCGCGCCGACGATCCGCTGATCGTCCACGACGCCCGACGCCAGCTCGGCCTCCGTGACGCCGCACGCGAGCAGGAACCGCTTGAGAAAGGGGCGGCTCTTCTCCCCGAAGGAGTAGCTGCGCGTGAACGGCTTCCCCTTGTACTGCGGGGACCCGTTCGGTCCGTCGACGATCTCGAAACCGACCTGGAGCTTCGGTTCGTTCGCCTTCGACATGGCCTGTTCGACCTTCTTCACCACCAGCGTGTAGACGCCGACGGGGTAGACCGGGAAGTCTCCCGCCGCTTCCACACCGACCAGATTCACCGGAATGTAGCCTATGGTAGCCTCTCTACGTAACGGGGCTATGCCCCTGTTTGGTTGGCGCCGAAAAACCTACCTGCCGACGGGCGCCGGTTGCGCCGGCGGAAGACCTTGAGTCTGCAGCTGCGGAGCCACCGCCCCCTGCGGCGAGGGAACACCGATCCAGGGGCCGATCCGGGCAGCGATCGCGTCGAAGTGCGGAGCGATCACACCGTCCTGGAAGGCCGAGCCGTAACGGCCGCCGGCGATCGCCACTCCGGTAGGAATCGTACGCATGACGACCGTCGTCATCGCTCGGCCGTCTGGCCCGGGCACGGTCACCTGATCGGCGTACAGGATCAGGTCCGTGGAGCCCGGGAGCTTCTGTGCCGACTTACCGTACAGCATCGGTAGAATGCTCCGGACGTTTCCGCGTTCGTCGACCTTCACGTCCTCAAGCGCGATCCACACGACGTGGAGGGGGATCTCCCGTAGGGACGGCAACAGCCACTTCTGGATGTGACTATCCAATGTACCCCAATCTTTGGGGTCCATCGCGACGCGCCTCTTGTTTCCATCGAATAGGATCTCGTGAATCACGATGTCGCTGTAGTAGGTGATGCTGTCGATGACCAACGTCTTGATCCCGAGACTCTGCCAGTTTGCTTTCACGTACGGCACGATGTCCATCATGTCTTTGACGGAATCGATCCTCTGAACCCGGCAGTTGTTCGGTACAAACTGCAGGGTGGTGTCCCCACCCTCGTTCCCGGCGGAGAGGAATAGCGGGTTCGGAAACGTCGAGGCGAACGTCGTCTTCCAACGACGGGGTGCGCCGTAGACGAACACGTGCATGGGTCGTGGCGGCATCTGATGGCTGTTCTGAATGTTGATGGACATGGCTCAGGCCTTCTCCCGGTAAACGCCGGGCACCGTGCCGCTCGACTCGCAGTAGTCGAACATGCGACAGAGATACTTGCCGACACAGCTGGCCATGTTCTGCGGCCAGTATTTCTCGTCCGCTCGCTTCGTCTTGGACTGCAACTTCGCGTACAACTCGACCGCGCGCGGCGTGATGCTATGCAGGAAGCGCTCGGTCTCCGCCCGGGTGATGGCCACCTCGAGTCGATGGAACTTGGGAGGCTTGCTCTTCAGCAAGATGTTGATCATGAACCCATTTAGGGGTCCGTAGACTGCGTCCAAGTCCGCCAGGCGCCAGATCGCAGCCTGCGTCATCAGCTGGAAGTCGAACGCGTATCCACGGATGTACTCTTGGGACATGCGGGCTGCGGTCTTGTGATCGGTCAGCCACACGCCTTGCGGAACAGGTCCCCAGGGCGACGTCGGTGCGCCCCGTTCACGCTTTGCCACGACGAGATCGACGCGGGCCGTGAGCGGGCAGCTCTTCCCGTCGTGTGTGAGACGCGCCGCGACTTCTTGCTCAACGGCACGGACATCCCACGTCTCCGCCTCGACGGTCGCGTACTTCGCGAAATACGCGTACAGGAGCGATCGCGCCTCGAGGGCTAGTTCCGGCAGGTAGGGTTCAACGACCTCGATCGGTCGCCATGTGTCTCGACCGCCCGTCATGTAGTGACGAGCGAAACAAGCGTGTACCAGCGTGCCTAGTGCAAGCGCCTGGTTCTCCTTCACAGGAACCAGCTTCCGCACGTACGTCAGGTACGCGCGGAACTCACAGGCCATGTACGTCTTGATTCGGTGGGAACCGAACGAGCTCTCCGAGCCGATCTCCTCCGAAGAGAAGTTCGATTTCAGTATGTCGTCGACGGAGGTGGGCATAAGCGGTTCGTCGAACGGCGCGTTCAGGACTTCGGCGGAGACGTTCGGCAACAGCATTAGTCCTCCAGCATCGCGGTGTCGATCGACTCGATCATCAGCGCCTGCATCAAACTCTCTATCGGATCCAGCGACCCTTCATCCGTCTTCGCCAGACTCCGCATCATGTCGCTGGCCTGATTCGTACCCATGCCCCCGACGCCGACGGTCTCGATGACCCCCGTCTTCGTCTGCAGGGCCTGGATCATCATCTCGTCCAGCGTGCCCAGCGCACGAGTGAAGCTCTCCTCCACCTGACGCGTCTGTCCCTGGCGATGCACGCGGGCGGCGAACTGCCACAGCTTGTCCGGGACCCAGTGCAGGTCGTTGAAGTGTGTAGCCGAGGCCGCCACGAGGTCGTTCATGCTCATCTCGCACGAAGCGATCGTGGCCACGAAGACCGCCTTCCCCGACGCCGCCGCGAACACCTGCGCTGTCTCGAGACGAGACGCAAAGGGCACTTCACCCGACACCGGGCCAAAGACTTCCACCCCTGTGTTTGTGCGCAGGG